GTGATTCATGCGGCCAGTCAGGTTGATCTTAAAGAAACCAGCGCGCGTATTCTGGCTGCCCTCAAAGTCAGCAGGCAGGTCAATCAGGGCAAGCATCTGGTCCTCGATCTCCCGACGTTCATCCTGCGCGGCCTTCTCAGCGGTCTTGGCGGCCAGCCATTTCTGGCTCAGCCCGTGCAGCTCAAATGTCTTATCCATCACGCGCCTCCAATCTTTGCAATGATGGCGCCGGCGTCTGGTGCTTCCCAAGCGTCGAGCTTTCCTGAGCGATCCTTTGCCAGCCAAATGCCGTCCGAATCACACATCAGAGCTCGCTGCGCTGTTCCATCGGCGTCTTTTTCAACGCGCAGGGCGAGCACCTCGTCAAAAAAGTAAGGCAGTGACTGTCCTACTTTTGCGCCCGGCATGGACGGGGCATAGAGTATCCGGCCTGATTCATCCTGAGCCTTTTCCACCTTGGCGGTCATCAGGACGTGCTTGCCGGGCAGATCCCGAAAGGCTCGAACGATGGACGTCATCTGCACGGCCATCTCACCGTAGGCCGCCCGCCCGTCCTTGTTGATGGACTTTTCATGGATCAGCACGACTTCGCCAATCTCGCTGATGGAGTCCAGCACCACCGACTCAAACTCATTACCAGCAGCCGAGGCAACATACTCATATGCCTCCATCAGGGTCGCCATCGAGTTGACCTCGATATATGGCAGGCTTGCTCCTTGTATCGACAGCAGACCGCCCTCAGCAGATATAATGATCGGCTTGGGCATCGTCGCAGCCAGCGTGGTTTTGCCGGCACCAGCCTGTCCGTAGACAAGTATTTTGACGCCATTGGCGGACACGTCCGCCGTGTTCTTAATTTTTATAGCCATGTTTTCTCCTCTACCGCCTTCGGCCAATCCGGTTGCGGTATGTAGACATCGTAAAAGCATTGATCTATGCTGTCAACACTACACAGTATTAATTTTTATAGCAGGATGTGAACCATGATGACAATCGATGAGATACGGACGGCGCTGCAGGATAGGCGACTGACTGTAATCGCAGCCCAGACCGGCCTGCACTACAACACCATTAGCGCGATAAAACGCGGCGAACAGATTAACCCGCAGTACGATACGATGATCAAGCTGAGCACCTATCTTACACACGGCCTTACACACGGCACTAATATAATAAGCGAATATAATAATAAGCAAGCCGGAGCTTCACATGGCTGATTTGACAAGCATTTTTGGCGGTGAGTGGTCTCCTGCCTCGCTCGACAATGCATCGGGCGGCAATGCTTCAGGCGGCAGCCTGATTATCGTTGACGCACCAGAGCTGCAGATGGCAGATGCCATGAGCGCTGCCGGCATTACGCCACCGGAAAAGATTATATTCGACGGTCGCATACACCGATTCAATTCTGGCACCAAGGGCAAGGGCGGCTTCGACAAGAGTGGTTTTTACATCGGCTTTTCGGATGGCGTCCCCGCTGGGCACTTCGGCTGCTGGAGGGCTGGCATCGAGCAGCCATTTCGAGCGAACATCGGGCGCAAGTTGTCGGTAGCGGAAGAGATGGCAAACAGCAGGCGCATGGCGGAAGCGCGGCGCCTTCGCGATGCTGAACTGGCAAAAAGTCGTGAGGCAGCTGCCGACACGGTGGCCGTCATCTGGCGCGACGCCGGCGCAGCAAGTTCAGATCATCCGTACCTTAAGCGTAAGGGTATTCAGCCGCATGGGGCGAGGGTCACGGGCGACGGACGCTTAATCGTGCCGCTGTTTGATGATACCGGCGAGCTCAGCAGCCTGCAGTACGTTGCAATCGACGGCGAGAAGCGCTATCACCCCGGCGCCGCGACCGGCTCCTGCTTCTGGAGCATCGGCGTGCCAGATGGCACGGTGTACGTGGCCGAGGGCTTTGCCACCGCTGCCACGATCCACGAGGTCACCAACAAGGCGGTGTTTATTGCGTACAGCGCAAGCAATCTGGTCAACGTGACCGGCATGCTGCGCCAGCAACACGATGACGTCGTGATCGTGGCCGACAACGACGCAAGCGGCGTTGGGCAACGCTATGCAGAGCAGGCAGCGGCCAAGTACGGGGCAAGGGTCATCGTCCCGCCGGTGGCCGGTGATGCCAACGATTACGCGCAGGCGGGCAATGATTTGCTGGCGCTGCTTCAGCCAAAGCCAGACGGCTGGCTCATCAAGGCGGATGAGTTCTGCTCCAAGCCGGCGCCAATCAGCTGGATGGTAAAGCACTGGCTGCAGTCGTCTGCGCTGATCATGGTGCATGGACCCTCCGGCGGCGGTAAGACGTTCGTTGTGCTCGACATGTGCCTGCGCATCGCGACAACCGACGTTGAGTCATGGCAGGGCAATAAGGTGCGCCACGGCACAGTCGTCTATCTTGCCGGCGAGGGCCACCACGGCCTTCGAGGCCGCATTGCCGCGTGGAAGCAGCACAACGGCATCAGCACGACCGACATGTATTTATCAAAGGACGGCTGCGACCTAAACACCCCCGAGGGCTACCAGCGTGTGCGCGACGCCATCAGGGGCAGCGCAATCAGCCCAGTAGTGATTGTGGTCGATACCCTGCACCGTTTCCTATCTGGTGACGAAAACAGCGCCCAAGACGCCAAGACCATGCTCGACGCCTGCGCAGGGCTGATGAATGAGTTCGCCTGCTCCGTCCTGCTCGTACACCACACCGGCGTTGCCGACGAGGCGCAGCACCGCGCAAGGGGCTCGTCAGCATGGCGTGGCGCACTCGACATCGAGATCAGCGTCGTGCCACCGAGGGCAGACGGCGAGCCCATCCAGATCGTCCAGCGCAAGAGCAAGGACGCCGAGATCGCTGAGCCTATCTTCGTTAACTTACAAAGCATACCCATCACCGGCTGGATCGATGAGGACAACGAGCAGGTCACCTCAGCCGTCATCGTCGAGGCAGCAGCCCCCGCCAAGGCAGAGAAGTCAACCAACCTTGATAAGCACCGCAAGATGTTCGAGAGCGCGTGGTGGGCGTCCGGCGCGGAGGAGAGGGAGGGGGCACCCTATCTCTCCAGAAGCGGGTTCATCGAGTATCTGGTGCAGAATCTTGGGGTGAAGGAGGCCAGCGCAAAGCTTTACACCAAACCATCTCAGACGGGTAGGCCAATTGCTGACCTGCTCACTGGGGAACTCATCAAGGCGCATGAGCATGGCTGGATTGTGATTGATGAGATGAATGCGAGCGTGATGATGATGCGCAAAAATACACTGTGAATATATACAGTAATTAGGGGTACAAAAGGGTACTGTACCCCTTTTTGTACCTGTACCCCTAAACAGGGCAAAATGCCGGTTTTTGGGGTACAAAAGGGTACACACCCCTTTAGGGGTGTACCCCTGTACCCCTACCGAGCAAGAGATTTTTTTACCGATGAAATCAATATTGTCTATTACTGTCTGGATATACAGATGCGCCGTGGTCACATGAGCCTTGATCAATCACATTAGCCCTGATCACAAGCTGCCGTGACCGCACCCAAGCCAACCGCCTAAGCCAACTGCTCAAGCCAGTTGAAAAAGGTCAGGGCAACCCAACCCGCTACCCAAGCCAAGGGCATGCGTAGATCGTTCAACCACGGCTGTGTACTGAGCCCTGACGGGTCGATTTTCAGTGTCGTAAGCCCTGTCGGGGCGGTGAATTGCCGACAAGGCTAAAGATGCCTGAAATAGTACTATTCACCAAACGTATAATGCTTTGAATATAATATTGATCTGGTGAATATGGCTAAGTGGACAGGCGATATGGCTATTTGGACATGCACAGGTCGGGAACTGGGAATGGCCCCCTCGGCCAGTCCCAAAGGCCGAAAAACCGAGGAATTTCCCCCGACCAACCGCCATGACCGGGTCGCCCCGACCTGATCCCGGCTGGTCCCGCTTTGTCCCGACTTATGCCCAGCTGGACGTTTTCGGCACCCCAAAACACAAGATGTAGTGTTTCGCGCGTTCCGATGCATGCTGAAATAGCTAAGTGCTTGATTTCATTGACATCACTATTTCCGGTAATTGCTATTACCGGAAATAGCAAAGACGAGTGAGAAGCGTTCGCATCCGCAAGGTACCCTAGCGCCGATTCGTTTGGCGGGCTGGCCGGGATCGAGCCGCGCACCCGCCGCAGCGGCCACGTGCGCGACCCCGCCGCTTTAGCTGGCTTTCGCACAGTGAATCTCCCCCCCAAAAGTATTTTCGCTTTTGTAGTTTGACTGGTATGTGGCTAAATACCCCCCATGTGATGTGGAATTGATTGGCCCAAAAATTTTTTGCAAATTTTGAAAAGGTGGCGTTTATGCACATGGATCCCAAGGAAGTTGAGGCGCAGCGGTTGAGGTTGGAGTTGAGGCTGGCGTTGTTGGATCGTCGGGAGAGGAGCAAGGCTAGTTTTCTGGACTTTGCGCGGTACGCTTGGCCGGAGGCTATTTTCTCGGCGCATCACAGCAAGATGGCGGATGCGTTTGATCGGATCATTAGTGGTGATCTCAAGCGGCTGGTTATCAACATGCCGCCGCGTCACACGAAAAGTGAGTTTGGCTCGTACCTGTTGCCGGCGTATGCGATGGGTCGAAAGCCGGATTTAAAGATTATTCAGGCAACGCACACGGGCGAGCTTGCGGTTCGCTTTGGCCGCAAGGTGCGTAACCTGATGGACACGCAGAACTACAAGGATCTGTTTGAGGGTGTTGAGCTGCAGGCTGACAGTAAGGCGGCGGGGCGCTGGGAGACGAGCAAGGGTGGTGAGTACTTTGCGGTGGGTGTGGGTGGTGCGATGACGGGACGGGGCGCTGACCTGTTGATCATCGATGACCCTCACAGCGAGCAGGACGCGATGTCGTCGCTGGCGCTTGATAATGCGTGGGAGTGGTACAGTGCGGGTCCTCGCTCGCGGTTGCAGCCGGGCGGGGCGGTTGTTGTGATCATGACGCGCTGGGGGACGAAGGATCTGACTGCTCGGCTGATCAAGAGTCAGAACTCGTTTGGCTCGGACAAGTGGGAGGTGATTGAGTTCCCGGCGATCTTTGATGAGGGTACGCCCAAGGAGCGTCCGCTGTGGCCGTCGTTCTGGAAGCTTGAGGAGCTTCAGGCGGTGCGAGCTCAGCTTGGGGTGCAGCGTTGGAACGCGATGTACCAGCAGCGTCCGACGGCGGATGAGGGTGCGATCCTCAAGCGTGAGTGGTGGCGGATTTGGATGCGGGATTCGTTGCCGTCGGTTGAGTACATTATCCAGTCGTATGACACGGCGTATTCCAAGAAGGAGACGGCGGACTACTCGGTGATCACGACGTGGGGGGTGTTTTACCCGACGGAGGATGCGGGTCCGAATTTAATTCTGATGGACATGCGCAAGGGTCGCTGGGACTTTCCGGACTTAAAACGCATTGCGAAGGATCTGTACACGTACTGGCAGCCGGACAACGTCCTCATTGAGGCGAAGGCGACGGGCACGACGCTGCAGCAGGA